GCATTTGCAGCCCAGGCAGTATTGGCCGCAGTTAGTTGTGCTGATTGTATGGTGTTGGCCTGATCTATATAACCAATGATGCCTACGTTGGCTGCTGATATATTGGTATTGATGCCTGTTATAGTTGGTGATGTGATGTTACCAACTCTGATGTCGTCATAGACAGCATTGGTAAAGTCAATGGTATTACCAGGCTCAGCTGTTACGTTGCTGAACAGTTGCCATTGGCCGCTGGTCGCCTGACGGACCAAACCTGTGTGTTGATATCGGGTAGCAGTAAAATGTCCAACGAATCCAATGTCTAATGAGTTAGCTGGATTGGCATTGGCAAAATAGATAATATTATCATTGATGATTAAATTGTTAGTGTTGAGTAATGTGATATTTCCGTTAAGGAATAAATTTCCATTGACTGTTAAGTTTCCACCAATGGTCACTGCTCCACCTAGGTAAGCAGATAGATTGACATTACTATAGTTTGTTAATCCATTTGTAGTAATCAATGCTGCAACGTTGACATTACTGTAAGCACTGGCTTGTAAGTTTCCAATCAGTGCCTGTTGTTGATAGCTGTTAGCAGTTAACACAGTGATGATAGGTGCTGTGTTGCTGAATGCTGTCTGTTGCACTGTGTTATCTGGGAATGTTACATTGCCTGTCGCGTCAAAGGTCCACTGCCTTTGTGCTGCGTTCCAGTTTGTTTGGATAAATGCACTATTATTGTCAAGACCCACCCAAGTATTGCCAGTATAACCACCAAATTCGATATAACTATTTGGCGAAGCAACAAGATCATAGCCGTCAAATGTTGACCCATTAGGGAATGTCAGTTTACCAGCTTGGCTAAAATCCCAGGTTTTTGGAGCAACGCTGTTGGTATCAGTGGCTATTTGCACAGATGTAAGAGCAAATATCGCGGCTTCACCATCGTCATTGAAGTAAGCGCCAGTATTAACCTGAATAGCATTACCAGTGATCGTAAGTCTATTCGCACCTTGTTCAATTACACCGCTGTTGTTATTAAAATAAATATCACCAGGGAATGTTGTTATTCCATTTGTACCAAGGCTGACTGTTTTTCCACTGTTCCATAGGTTAGCTACGTTGCCACCACCCGTGCCAGTGACTGCGTTACCACCAACTGTTAGATTACCGTTGGCGATCGTTAGTGCTGTACCACCAATGTAAATAGTATTACTGCTGACGTATAGATGTTTCCATTGACTGGTGATACTGCCTAGACTGTAAACACTATTAGCACTAGGGCTGATATTACCATCGAATGCTGTTAGGTATACTTTGACATTGGCGTTACCGTATGATGTCCCACCACTGCCTTGGACTGTGTTGCCACCGGGTGTGACACCATCGTGTATGCGGATAGTCTTTGCTTCAGTGTCAACTGTCAACTCACCAGGTAAACCAGTGTAGCGATTGTTCTGTATGGTGTTACCACGTAAGGTCAATACTTTGGTAACTTGAACGTTAGAGTAGGTAATAGCCATTAAGGTAGTAGTCCTGGGTCAATGATAGTTTCACCTAGATTTTGGACTGCTACTGTGCTTGAGTAGTAAGCCGGTAACACTTCTAGATCTAAAGGCACACTATAGTTGTCGTCCATATACAAAGGAGTTTCTGTGCTGTCTGATGTTTTGATCAATCTTGTAGTAAGTTTGTAAAATCTCTGATCTAGGCTGTTGACCACGTTGGCTGTGAATAATACTGTGGTGGTTCCTGCAACCAGATTACTATAAGCACTGCTGGCATTAGCAGTGAAGCTGTAGGCAGTCAATTGGTTCGCAGGGTCTTGTATGTCGATACGCACACTGTAGCCTACCAGATTTGCGGGTTTTTGATCCTGATTCTTAACTATTAACTGCATAGGATTATCTATGCCTTGATAAACTTTTATTGGGCGTGCATACACGGGTCGGTTCCTCGGTTTTAATGTGGGATCAGAGAAGTCCAAAACTTCTATGTTGACTTTTTGAAGATATAAATAACTTGTGATTGTAGGCACTTTTGGTCTCGATCTCTTATAAGGTATTTATCGCATCTCAATGGAAGACAGTTACAAGACACTCTTAGACCAATACCCGTTTATCAGCTATATAACCTATGGCGGCAACGATTATATTGGCATCATACAGAATTCAGATGAAATCATCACTACGATCTATGACTATGCGGCTCTGCGCACCCTAGCACAGAAGACAGCATATTTAGAACTAGCGGATCAATGGTGGTGGGAAAGCAATAGGCTGGTGCCTATCAATGTATTTTTAAAGCAGGATTGGGTGGAATTCCGAGTTTGCCTGAAAACATTCAACAGCAAGGACGTGGAAATCAAACATGGTCCTTACATCAGTCTTAAAGAAATATCACAGAAACGCAGTAAACGTCGCAGTATCACACTGATTCGCAAAGTAGGTTAAGATTTACTACTACTAGTTGGCTGTATGCAATCGCGTGAGCTTTTTTGAAACTGTATTCGCCTTCGACCTTATCCCAAACAGTCATCGCTACATCCTTCCAAGTCCGACCTATTAGGTGTCGTTTACCTGGACGTATCACTGCTAGGAACATGGCCAAGCGTGGAATAGAGTCCACAGGTTCTGGCATTTTTAATAATGTATCAAGATGATTGTTGATATGGATTAACTGCGCACATATCTCTGCATCATAAAGTTTCGCCCAGTCTGGCTCTTGCATTAACTTAACCAGATGTGTTTCATCTCGAACTTGCTTATACACATGAACGTTTAACAAGTCTAGTTTCATATAGCCGCGGTCTTCTGCATCATTATAATCTAAACTAGCCGACCCCACGAAAGGATCCACAGGTATGTCAGTAGCATACACACCCGTATTGTGTTTAACCAATTTACCATCACGTATAATGCTAGCAGGTGTAACATTCAAAAGGTCCAATACCTGTTGACGATCAGCAAAGTCTATGTCAATGTCGCTTTTAAATTTCATAGGTATTCTGGTGGTATCCAGTCTGGAGGTGGAGTGCCTGGTGCTATCCCTATACTTTCTTGAGGTTGTCTATTAGCATTATTCTCGATACGATCTAATTGTTCTCTGATCTTTATTGCATCATAGTTTATCAATGCAATGTCAGCACGCATCAATGCTAGATCATTACGTATCTCATCAAACAACACTCGTAATTCATCAGCGATCATAAGTTCGCCTCCTTCAATATTTGTTTCACCCATTCAGTGTCCGCCACATAGTCTTTAAATTTTCGTTGCCAATATTCTGGATCTATCCAAGGAAGAATAAGACCAATTTGATCATCGTTAAGAGCATCAAGAAAGTCAACACCGGAATCACAATTATAAACAATCCAAGGACTAACCCTACCATTAGCGATGTGATGACAAATCCTATTAGGATTGCCAAACCTAAAATAATCACTAAATCCATTTTTAAACTCTCCATGTTCGTCTGCATAATCCTGCATCTCCTTTAGGGCACGTTCAAGTGCATCTTGGACTGCTTCCTTACGCATATACTGTTTTAGATATTCTAAATAAACTCGCTCATGGCACCAATGATCAAGTTTTTTATTTTCTTTGATCACCCAATCTATAAACATCTTAGGATTAACAGCACGTATACCTACCATATGTCGACCAAACTTAACGAACGCACGATAATAAGGACTGGCAACAAAGTCTGTGTATGACTTCATCTTTGCCGAACCCTGTGTTAGTTCATAGAAGCGTAGATATGCTTGAAGTCCAAACTGCACACCAGTTTCTTTTTCTTCCTGCCAGCGACGTTTTTCTTCGCAAAGATGCGCGGCCAGGGTCGACTCCTTGCGGAACTCTTTACTACAATATCGGCACTTATAGCTCGGCTTTAATTGATTTGTCATCAAGTCCGAGGTTTCGTGCCATGTCTGCAATATCTCGTTTATCATTGATTTTTGCCATTAGGTCTATTTCATCAGATTTCATATTAGGATATAACTTGGCCAAGAACTTTTGGCTTTTGTTATCTCCCTCTTTCTTTTTAGCATTAAGCCAATAGTGGAACTGCGGGCCCATCTGTGGACTGACTGTGGTACAGGTCAACCACTGTAGTTTAGTGTGTTTACTGCCCAGCTCAAAGAAATGTTTGTTCACACGTTCATTCGTGGCCATTAGATAGTAGGCCTGTAGATCTTTATTGCCGCCGACGTTAGCCCCATATTTCAGCATAAGATAAGTTGAAAACTTCTTTCGATCTTCATCTGTAAAATTGTCATAGTAAGCACGATCTTTGCGATCAAATGCCTGCATCTCATATTTGATTTCTAAACTTGAACTCATTTATTCTTTCTTAGGTAATTAATCAATTGATCTACACTCTGTTGCATACGGTTGTATTTAGATTGTAGGTCATCCAAAGCAGCCTGTTGTTTGGCCACTAGGTCGTGTAGCTTACCAAATGCTTCAGTGGTCTCACGTAGTTTTTTATCTTGGCTAAGCAAGTTTGGGCGTGGTGGAGCATTTGGATCCACGGCTCGTTTCTTTTTCTTCTTAAATTGGTCTGCGTTAAATGCCATCTGTATAATCCTCGGAGAGCTTATATATAATTATACATTCTTCCACCGCATGTTGTAAAGCAGTATTTCGATTTCTGTGCTTGTAGATATCCGTCCACATACGTTGTTCAACCAATTCTTTAGCCTGCCAGCTTTGCCCGATCATTATGCGAGATTCTGGTGGTGCGCCAAACTCACGAGCGTAGGTAGTTAATCCACCATCGGGACTTTCGTAGATATAAGTTGTGTCTGGTTTTAGGTTACCCATTCCAATGTCTCATGATACCTGCTATGATAAACAGGTTAGTAACGATATATAGTGCCACTATCGCTGTCCTAACTGCGGCTACCACGTCAGCTTCGCTGTCAGTGATGCCTTCTTTTTGCCCAAGAGCTTTAGCCCAAAGTCTCCACATAGTTAATACCTTTCTTACCATATTTTACCATAGTCAACTACTTCGCTTTGACGACTGATATCTTTAACAAAATAAGCACACAGGGGATGTGCTCCGTCATTGATTGGCACTGCTAACATCTGCCCTGGACGTAGTTTTGGGAAATACCATTTAACGTCTTGATAGATATCCACGATCTCGATTGGGTGGAATTCTGGTTTAAAGCTGTCTAAAGGATTAAAACAGAATACGCTGAACCCACGATCGTTAATACTAGTCAATGGAATAACTTCCAAGTCACCAAAGTCCGGTTCGCCGATCAGTATCTGCCAATCCACGGGCATCTTAACCAAATTACCACCAATGCGTAATACCAGCGCCGGGCTGTTAAAACTTTCCAAGAAGATCAATGGAATAAAGAAGTAGTCAGGGTTCTTAGGGTCGCTATTGTCTAGGATAGCGAAACGTAGATCCTCAACTTCATCTGGAATTTCATTCATCTCATACGCTGTGTTTTCTAGGGTTAGTATATACATAAATTACTGCCAATCGGTCTTTTCAACAACGAATGGGTAGTTAGCCTCCTTGTAAAATTGC